GGTCCATGTTGGTGTAGGGCCCTAGGGTCGTCCTCCTGATGAACATCCCGTGTGTGTTGCGGATAACCTGGCACACCACTGTGCCGGCGGAGTCAGTGAAGTCGGTCACCAGACTAGCTGCCCCCTGTTGTCTGATGTGCTGGACTGCTCTCCAGCAGGCCGTAACGTGAGGGCTTCCGTTGAGGATAGACTGCCCCCTCAAATTGGCAATGACTGATGGGATGATGTCTCCTTGGCCAGCCAACTTGCAGACGTAGTAGTTGGTGGGACAGAAGGCACCCAAATCGTCAGTCGAGGTTGCGATTGGAAGGCTGTTTGCCAGATCCAGGCGCATTAATCGGTCTATGAAATAGACGGATTGCCAGTTGCCGGGGGAGCCGTGGGTGTCGACCTGGGAACCACCCCAAACCATGGGGTTGAAGGTTTTGACGGTTCCTCCTGGTCCTGAGTAGAGCTTGGGCTGGTTTTGGGCCTCGTACTTCTCCAAAGCACCGCTGCTGACGCTGAAAGCGCCAGTGGTGCTAGAGTGGCTTTTTGCAGCAACCCAATGAATCCTGTTGTGCCCCAACATGTTGGACACCGAGATGGTGCCAGTGTCTGTCATGTTCCTGGCTCGCCAAGTGGCGTAGTAGTTCTCGGTGGAATACGAGCTCTCCGTGGAGGACAGGTCAGACCTTGCTTGCTCCACATTGGAGGCATAGTCTTCACTGGGGTCAAACGTTCCGTCGTCAACGAGGAGGGCCTCATGACCACTGATGAAGTGGGCAGGGCTGCCAATGTTGGCACCTTCGCAGTACCAGGCCCCTTCTACTTGGGTAGTACCAGCGACCAACTCGGACGAGATTGAATTGTCCAATGCATGAAGAGCCTCACTGTAGTTGGTAGTGCCAGTGTGGTAGCCGTCGGCTGCCAGGGTGAGGCTTTCGAATCCATCACCAAGGTCGAGCTTGGCATCTACTGTTGCAGCTTCAGCTGCTGTGCCAAGGGTGTTCGGGATGTCATAGATGGCATCTTCTCCCAAACTACACGCAACCTTGATCTGAACCCCTACCTGGGTGGTGTACGCGTTCTCGATATTGGTTGCCG